AGGCGAACCCACAATACTAATTATGCATCCGTTGAGACAACGGATTTCACGGGACAGTATCAACCCCAACACCTTTCTTTAAATAACGGACGTGTCGCCCGCTCTGTCTTTTCGGCATCCGCGCATCACCACCCCGTCGAACAAACTCAGGCCCCCTCCGGAAACACACGGAGGTTAACCAGTGTCCTGGCTAGGCTGCTACGCTCTAGAATCCCAATCTGTACTAAGATCACTCCTTTCCAGCGATGGTTATCAGGGTCCTCACCGGCCAGGGGAGAGCAAGCCCTCCCCGGGTCAGCTTCCACGCCGTTAAACGTGGGTCCGGGTCACCCGGCGGCCGCAACGGTGCAACAACGGCTCCTACTCAGACAGAGAAACTGTCAATACGGGGAAGATCGAACGGTACTTCCCCTCTGGTAGCCAAACTCGCTTGCGACGGGACGGAAGGCGATCCAATAAATTTCTCCTAGGAGCTAAATACCGAACCACATTCCTTACTGAAAGACCTAGCAACCTCGCCTTCCTGTTCAGCGAAATCCTACCTGCCTTCCAGCCTTCCCAGTTAGGGGTACCCAAAGATACCCTGCTCCGGTAATCCCCATCATCTACTAAGGACGCATTTGACCATGCACAAAGCACAAACTCTGGGCCGGCCTCCCTTTGGACGTCCTTCATTTCCTTGGTTACAACGCTCACTTCCCGAAGTTCCCAGCCATGTGGTTTCCTCTGTTGATCAAGTACGCACCTCTTAATCGGCAAAGGCTCTTCTTTACTGAGAGAGAGGTGCCAGGCCTCTCTTTCCCACAGACCGCTACGAACCAACTCCGGGTAGCCAACAGGTAACCCTAATCCTCGGGTAACGGATCGTCCAGAAGCAACGATCCACTTAGCATTCTTCTTCAGCCACTCAACCCTTAGATCACTACGACGGCTCCCAAAGAAACCAGGAAAGCTTGAGAAAAACCTTCCACGTAGAGTCTCAACGCCACCACAATCTTTACGGAAACCGAAAGCGGTGGAGCGGACCATCGGAACAAGGCAAACCTTATTCACCCGGGCCAAGAAGAGCGACGAATTTAAAGAAAAATACCGACCATCAACCATGGTTTTACCCCTCGACAGGACTAGTCCCGAATTTTTCACTCCTTTCATCCAACGATCGGCCTGCTCTGGAGTAGACCGAAAGACGATATCGTCTCCGTTGATGCGTACCGGACCCCTAGAACCGGAAAAATACCTAAAAGCAAGATAATTAACCAGACAGAGGAGAGGAAAGGAGAGAAGATTCCCCATCAACTGACCCGTTCTCTGTCGATATTCCGTTCCCTCTACCTCCAAACGAAGAGAGAGGGTATCGACAGCAGATTCACGAATTCCTTTCGGAACTGACACAGTCTGCCCAATAATACTTTCCAGTATCTCACGCTGGACGTGACTATTGAGATTGTCAGTGGCGCTTTCGTAATCACCACTAACAAATACTTCACCAGGTTGAACTGTGAACTCAGAGAATCTACTGGCTTTTGCGTCCCCACGCAGAAGCCAAGGGAAACGGGACATGTGGTTATAGATAGCGGTGTGAAGAGGCCTGAATAAATTCATTTCCACGTCGGGAACGGAAACTATTCTCTCTTTACCCCCCGTCTCGACCGATATTACACGGGACGGAAGAAGTTCAATCCTAGACTCCCTCGCTAGAGTCTGCATAACCCAAGTATGGTGAGCGTCACAACCATACCGAGATTGAACTTCCAATCTAGAACCACCCTTCGACAGATTACGTTGTAGGCACGATTTGATAGGCACGACATCTCCTAGACAAGCCAGAGGATACCGAGTCAAATCCCAACCTAGTGGAAAGAGTTCAGGAACTCTTCTTCTTATGTATTTAAGGAATCCCGCATCAGCGGGGGGAGATTCCTTAGACATTTTCTCAGCATAAGAACGTAAATCTACCGAAGTAGATGGCAGAACCTTTCGGAAAAGGAACAGTGACATCGCGATCGACATCCTCGTTGAACGGGGAAGCCTCTCGATGGAGCGATACCACACATGAGACGTAGGACAGTCAAGAAGTCCTCCACAAAAATTCTTGACGAACGACAAGCGAGCTGCATTATCCTCACCGAGCACAGTAGGAACGGGAAGGTTAACCCCAAAAGGTTTCCCTACCAATCCACAGAACTGTACCAAGCTCGCATAATGCGGACAACCAGAGGTAAACAACGTATACGGTTTACGTTTACCCGCCATAAAAGAAGATTCCCAACGAGAGAATCAACGATGTAGATGGA